CGCAAAGGCTTCCCCAATCAATTCCAAGTTGGTATTGGTGGATGTACCCCACGTTCCAGACTCATCGCCTGTGGCGATTTCTTTGAGTCTTAAATTATTTACATAAGTGGCCATATTTTATTCTCCAGTCTTTATCTTATTATACTAACATTAAACTAAGCAGCAATCTCCGTCCAATTAGGTGTTTGCGAATCGTCGATAATTTGCCATTTGTTTAAACCCGTTACATATCCCGTAGCGGTAGCTCCAGTCGGAAATACCGTACAACCTAAACTGGTACTTAAAGAACCCACGTCTCCACTAGAGGGAATATCTCCAGTCAGTTGAATTACATTGTCGGTACCTAGTGTTATACTTCCAACTGCACCTGTCCCCACTGTTGTAGTTAATGCCTGGTTGCAGTCACCCGTAACGGTTTCTTCACCTAGAGCTGATGTGGAGGCGTGTCCTGTAACACCATGTAAGGCAGCTCCTGTAGTTGCTATGCTATTTATGGCTCCTGTAGCAGATACACCCGTTTCTAAAACATTGGCTGTACCCGTAACACTAGCAATACCTGTGATGCCTGCCACGCCACCTAACCCAGTTTCAGTAATGGTGGCTCCTGCAGAGGCAACCACGCTACCTAAAGCAGAAGTTCCTGCCACTCCCGTTACTGATAAATTAGAATCTGCGGCAACACTTTCGCTACCCAATGCGGAAGTACCCGCTAGTCCTGTTAATTCAACGGGAACAGAATCTTGACCCCAGGTCAGTTGGCCCCATTTGCCTCTGCCCCATCCGTTTAGATAAGCCATGAGCTAACTTAGGCTATTCTGATAACCGCTGTTGATGCTGCTTTGGCTGGAAATTGTATGGTAAAGGATCCTGCTGTAGAAGTTTTATCTCCACCAAAATCAAACACCGCTACATTGGGATCTCCCGTAGCCGTGTCGTTGTAAATCATGCAGCCTCTTGCCGTAATCGTACAAGTACCAAATGTTAGATCTGCAAAATCAGTTACCGCTGTCGTTCCTGTAGCAGTAGGAGTGACTTTTGTTAAAGTTCCACCTTTTGCTGTGTAATTGGTCCCTGTCGCTTCATTGGTAGTCGTATAAGCCGTGGTAGTAGCACCCATAGTGGCTGAACTCGTGTAAAGAGCCAACTTAAAAGTGTTTCCTCCCGTTGAGAAATTATGTACTGCTTTGAGCAGTTCTACTTTGAAAGAAGTAGCCATTGATTGCGTTATTGCCATTATAGTCTCCGTATTATTTCAGCCACATCAAGGTGGCCTTGTTTTATTAATAGATTATTGACGGTACATATATGACTGTCAATAGCTTGTTTAAAATATAAGGTTAATAATTTTTCAACTTTAACCTTAAATGCTTGCGCTTGTAGACGGATAGGTTCAGCTGCATCCTCGCTTATATGCACTATCCGATCAGTTGCGATCTTTGCCCATTCTTCTGGAGTATGTCCACGATTATTCGTCGTATGAACGGTTAAGTCTCCAGGGATGGCAGTGGATTCTAAATCAAACATTATGCTTTCTTTGGCTCCGGTGGGTTACTAAGTAATTGCTCGGCACTTTGTTTAAGTGAGTTGTCGGTACTCCAACGATCCGAGATTCCCAATGGAATAGCAGCAGGTTTGCTTACTTCAGAATAAGATTTCAATTTCAATTTCCCAGGTTTGCCATGCAATACGGAAGGATCATCTAAACGATGATAGCCATACAATTTATCTTTTAAATTAATATTGGAATCCAATAGGGAAGATCTTGTAGCAATATGAATGTCCATGCTTTCAGACAAACAGGCCGCCAACCAAAATTCACAACAGGCTCTGCCCATTTCGCCAAAATGAACGTTATTCTGATAACTAAAATCCACTCCGAATATATGCAACGCCCCTATTTTATTCCACAGGCCAAACGCAATGGCGTAGGCTACCGTGTTATTAAAATAAGTACAATTGGTATCGTTAGCCACTTCTTCAATGGGATAGAGTTCGATCGCGGGTACGCGTTCGTCTTTTTCCACGGAATACACCGGGCATTGTAAAGTCGGCAATGTTTTGCGCATGACTTCAGTTTGCGTGCCGGCATCGTCGGTATCAAAAAAGCGACTCATGGGATCCATGGCAAACACGCGGTCGGGCTTAGTAACTGCACACATGGCATTAATCGCCCAGGTTTCATCATAAGTTTTACTATGTGTCAAAGATAAATGATAATCGAGTTGACTGTTGCCCATGGCAACCAAAGCTACTGTTTTTCCAGCTAATTCTTTTATGGGTTTTTTCATGATTTAGAAATCCTTAATCGATCATAACGATCTTCAGACTGAGGATTTTTACCCTCCGCCCAGTTTTTTAAACGCATCATTTCAGTATTGTATCGTGTTTCATAAGCAACCATTTCATTGGGATCCAGCTTCATAAAACTAGCTGCTTCCAAAAGCGAACCATACAGCAAAACGTTGGGTGCATAATTAGAAATATAAGTCGTGCCACTATCAGCTCCTGCGGTCAATGAGGTTGGTTGATAAAAATAATGTAATTCTACATTAAAGTTGGAACTGGGTGTTGGCGCTACAATAAAACTATCTTGATCGAATTGTGCATAATAAGCGGGTCCTCCGGTGGTAGCTTCCGCGGGCGTGTAATCCCTGATGAAACTGACGTGTTTGAGTAACAGGTAATTGTAATTACTGCTGGCATCAATATAGGCGAGACTAAAGGGCGCTAAATAGTCCGTTGGCATTCCCAGGTAAGGGCTGTCAGCGGTTAAAACTCCAGCGACATTTTTTCTGAAACCCAGTAGCTCTACTTCTTTGAGGATACGTTCTTCAGCTTGCTGGATAAAAGTGTCTAAAGTATTGGTGAACGTAGTTTCGTCGTTCTCCATATAATTCTGGATAGCCGTCTTTAATTGGCTGTAAGTAAAAGCCATCAGTCACCTGCCGCCGTTATAGTACCAACATCACCCGTGGCTTCTATGCCTGTCCACTCGGAACCAATAGAATCTCCCGTTACCGTCGTCATTAAGTTGGGATCAATAGTACGCACTACACCTTGACCCACTTCAATGCCCAAGACCGGACGCGGTTCGTAAATAGCTTGGGCGTCGGCTACGTGTGGCACTGGTTCCAGTTGCGGACTTTTGGGTTCATAACATTCAGAACAAACTTTAAATCCTGTCCATTCTTTTTTTAATTGATGGTACTTGAATTCAAAACCGCAGCGATCGCAAATAGCGATTGCAAATCTTCCTGACGCATAAGCCATTTCAATACCCGAATGACCTCATGTTGGGAGACACCTGAAAAGGCGCACGACTTTCATCCTGATCGGCTGCACGCGCAAATTCTTCTTCATAAATAAGTTTTAATCCCTGCGTTCTATCGGGTGCGCGTTTCATCGACATGTAATACGCGAGTCCCGCTGCTAAAGCAGGATAAAAGCGAAACGGCATATCCACGGTATTAACACTAGCATCCGCATCTTCAATCCGAATCAGGCGATTCAAATAAATTGTATCCGTAGCATTTTCCGAAGCCGGCCAGATATACAAGCGCGGCGTCACGGTTTTATCCAAAAACCATTGGGTCGGTCTTGCTTGTGTGGCCTTATTGGGAATGTTCCAGTATTCAGCTCGTGAAATCTGATTCATTTGAATGTCGGTATCGCTACCGCTAACGGTACGCCGGACGATTACATCGAGGACATCAATGGTGTAAGCATCAAGATCTTGATAAGTTTGTCCCAACGTTAAAGTAAAATTGGTATTTTGCACAGTCCACTGATTGAGACCGCGATTCGCCCAATCTGCCATCAGTAGATTCAGAGAACGACGCGCCGTGATACCATCATAAGCCGTACGGTATTCGAGACCACAGCGCTCGTAAGCCTCTTCGATATATTCCGCTACATCGGGTTCAAAATCGCGTGATCCAGAAGTTGCCATCAATAACTCCCGTTAATGATTTTTTTATCTTTGCTTTTCTTGTAAGCCTTAGATTCATAATCAC